GGAGCCGGTGGCAAGCGGGCGGGGCACCCCATCTGACGCGACGCCAGCAGTGAACGGCGACCCGCGGGCGCGGCTGAGGGCCGTGAAGTGACGATCCTTTGCGTGCCTCCTCTCGAAGAGGAGCCCTGGCCGACGCTGGGGCCGCAGGTCTGCGAGTTCGTCGAGTGCTATCTGATTCACGGGCCAGGTGACATCCGAGGCGAGCCAGCGCGGCTAGACGATGAGACGCGGGCGCTGATCTATCGTATCTACGAAGTGTATCCGCGCGATGACCCCAACGCTGGTCGGCGGCGGTTCAAGCGGGTGGGCATCTCTCTGCGGAAGGGGACGGCCAAGACGGAGAAGGCAGCATGGATAGCGGCCTGCGAACTGCACCCCGATGCGCCCGTCCGCTGCGTCGGCTGGGGGGCGCGTGGCGATCCGACGCAGCCCGTCGGCGGCGGTGTGAACGACCCGTATATTCCGATGGTGGCCTACACGGAAGAGCAAAGCGAGGAGTTGGCCTATGGGACTCTGCTTGTCGTGATCGGGGAAGGTCCGCTGGCGAGCGACTTTGACGTCGGGCTGCAGCGCATCATGCGCCGCAGCGGCGACGGGAAGGCGGTGCCGCTGGCGACGGCGCCGGACGCGCGCGACGGCGCCCGCACGACCTTCCAGGTCTTCGATGAGACGCACCGCTTCGTCCTGCCACGGCTGAGGGAAGCGCACCGGACGATGATGGCGAACATCCCGAAGCGAAAGCTGGCGGACGCCTGGAGCCTGGAGGTGACGACGGCGCCGTCGCCGGGCGAGGGCTCCGTGGCGGAGGCGACGATGGACTACGCCCGTGCGGTGGCGTCGGGCAAGCTGACGGATTCGAGGCTGTTCTTCTTCCACCGGCAGGCCGGCGACGGCCACGACATGACCACGAAAGAGGGGATGCGCGAGGCGGTGCTCGAAGCGTCGGGGCCGGCGGCCGAATGGTCGGACATAGCCGCCATCGTCGATCTGGGCCTCGACCCCACGATGGACCGCGCCTACTGGGAGCGCGTCTGGACGAACCGGCTGGTGCGGGCGTCCGACAAGGCGTTCGACGTTGAACGCTGGAGGGAGCTGGCGCGGCCGGACGTGGTGATCGCCGATGGCGAACTGATCACGCTGGGCTTCGACGGGGCGCGCTATGAGGACGCGACGGCGCTGGTCGCCACCCATGTCGAGACAGGCTACCAGTGGCTGCTCGGCCTGTGGGAGCGGCCCCTGAGCGCGACCGATTGGGCGGTGCCGGAGCGCGAGGTGGACGCCGTTGTCGCAGCAGCGTTCGAGCGGTGGGAGGTCTGGCGGATATACGCGGACCCCTACTGGTGGGAGGGCTGGCTGGCGTCCTGGCACGCCCGCTGGGGTGACCGGGTGATGGAGTGGAAAACGAACCGGCTGGGCCAGATGGCGGCATCGCTCCAGAATTTCTCTACGGCGATCCAGTCCGGCGAGCTCACGCATGACGGGAATGAGGACCTGGCGCGGCACATCGGGAACGCCTGCCGCCGACTGACGAACCTGCGAGACGGCGAGGGAGAACGGCTCTACGTGATCTGCAAGGAACGACCCGACTCACCGTACAAGATCGACGGGGCGATGGCGGCTGACCTGTCGTGGGAGGCGCGGACGGACGCGATCGCGGCGGGGGCGAGTCAGCCGGTGGTCTGGAGCGCGTTTTGATTCGCAAGGTGCTAGGCGCGCCGTTCAGGGCCGTCGGGGCGCGGATCAAGGCTGCGATGCGCTGGTCGGGCCGGGCAGGCCCCTTCTGGCAGTTTCTGTTGCCGCGCACGAAATTCAACTACGGCAAGGAAGTGGGCGACGGCACCGGCAACAGCATCGTCGTCGCCTGCGTCAACTGGATCGCGCGCACGTTCCCGGAGGCGCCCGTGACGGTTCTCGATGAGGGAGCAGATGGACAGCTTGTCCGGGTGCCGCGCCATCCCTTCCCGCGTCTGATCGAACGGCCGAACCCGTACTACCCCGGCCCGCTTCTCTGGTACGCCACGATGGTGGACAGGGCGACTTCGGGGAACGCCTACTGGCTGAAGGTTCGAAGCCGGGAGCCGGGGGGCATGGAGGGCCTCAGCAAGGTCGTGGAGTATTGGTGGGCGCCGTCCTGGACGATGGAGCCGAAATGGCCGGACGACGGTTCGGTGTTCATCTCACATTACGAGTACCGGCCTGGGCCGATGCTGGAGCCCGTCAAATACGACCCGCGCGACGTCGTTCACTTCCGCTGGGGGCTCGACCCCGAGAACACACGCAAGGGCCTCTCGCCGCTGTATTCCGTGCTGCGCGAAATCTTCACCGATGACGAGGCGGCCAACTTCACGGCTAGCCTGATGCGGAACCTTGGCGTGCCGGGGCTGGTGATCTCGCCGGAGAGCTCGGCGCCGGGGGCGCGGGTGAGCCCGGAGAACGCCGAAGAGATCAAGCAGATGGCGATGCAGAAGTTCGGCGGCGACAAGCGCGGTGAGCCGATGGTGATGACGGCTCCGACCAAGGTGCAGGTGCTGGCGTTCTCCCCGGAACAGATGGAGCTGCGCAACCTGCGACGGGTGCCGGAGGAGCGCGTGAGCGCCGTGCTGGGTGTGCCCGCCATTGTGGCGGGCCTCGGCGCTGGCCTTGACCGCGCGACCTTCGACAACGTGGAGAAGCTGGTGGAGTTCGCCATCGAGCAGGGGATCGTGCCGATTCAGCGGATCGTTGCCGCCGAGCTGACGATCCAGGCGCTGCCGGACTTCGACGATAACGAGAACCGGAGCGTCGCCTTCGATCTAACGAACGTGCGGGCGCTGCAGCCCGACATGGACAAGGTGTACGAGCGTGTGGACCGGGCCGTCCGCGGCGGCTGGGGCAAGGTAGCGGAGGCGAAGCGTGCGGTCGGTCTGCCGGTAGGAGCGGACGACGACGTTTACCTGCGGCCATTCACCATCGTCCCGACGCGCGATGGCAGCGCGGCACCGTCGATGCCGAAGGGGTTCAAGGCGAGCGATCCGGCAAACGCCTTCGCCCAGCGCATGGCTGAGGCAAGGCAGCGGATCGTGGAGCGGTTTGAGGCCGGCGTGACGGCGTTCTTCCGGGCGCAGGCCGAGCGGGCGATGGAGCGCCTGGCGGCGGTGGTGACGCTGCGCAGCGGCAACGGCGCAGGTCGCAAGCAGCCAGTAGTGGGCGTGCGCACGCTGATGCCGGACGAAGAGGACGACCTGATGGCCGAGGCGCTGCGACCGGTGTGGCTGGCGGGGATCGCCGGGGGCTGGGGGCTAGCGGCGGAGGCGTTCGATCTGGAGGCGGGCTTCGAGGAGGACAGCGCTGCGACGGCGGCCGTCCTGGGAGAGGCAGCGCACCGCGGCCGGCGCATCAGCGACGGCACGCGGGCCGCCCTCTCGGAGGCGTTCGAGGAAGGTGCTCGGCGCGGCTACAGCCTCAGCCAGGTGGTCAACGGCGTGCCCGACGACGAGTTCCCCGGCCTACGCCAGCGCGTCGAATCCTACTACGCCGGTAGGCCGCTGGCCGTTGTGATGACGGAGACGATGTGGGCGACAAACATGGGGACGGCAGCGGCCTACCGGGCTAACGGCTTCTCGCGGGTGCTGATGATCGACGGCGGGGAGGACCCGGCCTGCGCGGCGCGCAACGGGGCGATCACGTCGATCTCGGGCGGTGAGGCGGCGACGAATGTGGAACATCCGCACGGGACGCTGACGCTGGTGCCGGTGACGACATGAGGAGGAGATCGAGTGGATAAGAAAGTCTACAGGTCCACGGGACTGGAACTCAAACAGGAGGGCGACCAGGGGCTCGTGACGGCCGTCTTCGCGACGCTCAACGTGATCGACGAGGACGGGGATGTCACGATCCCCGGCGCGTTCGGCGAGCAGAGCGTCAAGCTGGCGGCCTGGGGCCACGGCTGGGACAAGTTGCCGGTCGGCCGGGGGGCCATCCGTGAGGAGGGCGACAAGGCGATCTTCGACGGTCAGTTCTTCCTGGATACGGAGTCGGGCCGCGAGCACTTCACGACGATCAAGCATCTGGCCGAGCTGCAGGAATGGAGCTACGGCTTCAAGATTCTGGAGAGGGCGGAGGGCGAGCACGAGGGCCGCCCGGTGCGCTTCCTGAAGCGGATGAAGGTGTGGGAGGTATCGCCCGTGATGGTCGGCGCCGGCGTTGACACGATGACGGTTGACATCAAGGCCGGCAAGGTGGCGGTAGGCGTCCATGCGACCGAGATGGCGCCGGAGGATAGCGCCTGGAGCCGCCCCAAGCTGAGCGACTTCACGGACCAGCCGTGGGAGGAGCTGTCGGCGGCGGAGAAGCGCCGGATCGCCAAGCACTACGCCTGGGCGGCGGCGATGCCGCCGGAGCGGTTCGAGGACATGAAGCTGCCGCACCACCGGCCGGAGGACGGCGCGGTCGTGTGGCGTGGGTGCGTCGGCGCCGCTGGCCGGATGATGGGGGCCGATATCCCGGAAGGGGACATGCCGGGCGTGCGGCGCCATCTGGCAGCACATTACAAGCAGTTCGACCGGGAGCCGCCGTGGGAGAACACGCGGGGCTGGACCTATCTGGACCACGCTGAGCACGTGCTTGCCGACGTGCAGGCGTTCGTCCAGCGCTCGGGGTCGCTTGCTGGCCACCGGGCGAAGGAGGGCCGGGCCCTATCGGCGGGCAACCGTTCCCGCCTGGAGGAGGTCGCGAAGGCGGCCGCCGCCTTGCGGGAGGAGATCGAGGAGCTGCTCAAGAGCAGCGAGCCGGAGAGCGAAAAGGCTCTCCGGCTGTTCGTAGAGTTCCAGGCCATCGTCGCAGGCGTGAGCCGCGCCGGTGCGCCCGGCAAGTAGAGGAGGAAGGCGAAAGTGGACGAACTGAAGAAACTCCGCGAGGAGATCGCGGCGAAGCAGGCCGAGCTGGGCGCCATCTTCAAGGAGGCCGCCGACAACGGCCAGATCAACCTTGCGAAGGTGACCAGCATCAGCGGCACCAACGAGGAGAAGGCTGCCGAGATCAAGCGGCGGAACGACGAGCTGGCGGCGCTTCAGGAGAAGGCCGAGGAGATGGAGGCCGTCGTCAAGGTCCAAGGCGACTCTGAGGCGCGCGACAAGTGGCTCAAGGAGCCGCAGAACCGGCCAGGCCAGCCGGGCGGTGAGGGCAAGGGCGCGGCGGCGACGCCGAGGAAGACGCTCGGCCAGTACGTCGTCGAGTCTGACGAGTTCAAGGCGACGCTGGGGCACTCGCGGAAGTCCCTCAGCGTCGACTACAAGGATATCGAGAACCCCATCGCGCTTCTGAAGACGCTGTTCCTGACGACGGACGGCTTCCCGCCGGAGTCGGTCCGCACGGGGCGGATCGTCGAGGCGGCGCTGCTGGGGCCGCAGGTCCTGGACATCATCCCGTCCGTGCCGACGACCCAGGCGGCCGTCGTGTTCATGCGGGAGACAGTGACGACGGAGGCGGCTGCGGAGCGCGCTGAGGGCGCGCTCTACGCCGAGGCGGACATCTCCTACGCCGAGGACTCCAGCACGGTGCGGAGCATCGGCGTGTCGCTGCCCATCACCGACGAGCAGCTTGAGGACGTGCCGGGCGTCGCAGGCCTAATCGATGGCCGCCTTTCGCTCTTCCTGCGGCGGCGGCTGGACCTCCAGGTTCTGGTGGGGGACGGCACGGCGCCCAACCTGTCCGGCATCCTGGACGTGTCCGGCATCCAGACGCAGGCGAAGGGCGCCGACCCGGCGTTCGACGCCATCCACAAGGCGGTCACCAAGGTGGCGGTCACGGGGGCGGCCAACCCCAGCAACATCGTGCTGCACCCGAACGACTGGCAGGACATCCGCCTGACCAGGACGACCGACGGCATCTACATCCTCGGCAACCCTCAGGACCTGGGCGTCATGAGGCTCTGGGGCCTGCCGGTCACGGTCAGCGACCGCATCACCGAGAACACCGGCCTGGTGGGCGACTTCGCGACGCACTGCGAGCTGCGGCCGCGTCGGGGCATCGAGGTGGAGGTCGGTTTCGTCGCCGATCAGTTCAAGGAAGGCGAGAAGACGATCCGCGCCGGCCTGCGGACCGCGTTCGTGGTCTACCGCGCGGCGGCGTTCTGCTCCGTCACGGGCATCTAACAACCGCCTGACCTGATCTCGCAAAAAGGGGGCGACCCGCAGGGGGTTGCCCCCCCCCGGCATCAGGGGGCAAGGAGGAAGGGAAACGGATATGAACAAGGCGATGAAGGCTCTCGGCCTGGGCGCGCTCCTCTGGTTCATCCTGGCACTGGCGCGCGCTGCCATCATCGAGGGCGGCGTGGTGCTACCGGGCTCCCGGCAGAACGTCATGGCCGACACCATCGGGGCATCGGCCCTGGGCGTGGCGGCGATCCTGGCGGCGGTGACGGATACCGGCGCGCAGCAAGTGATCACGACGGGCATCAGCTCGCTGGACCGGCCGCGGCGCATCACGGCGACGGCCGGGGGCACAGCGGCGGATATTAAGGCGATCACGGTGACCATCGTCGGCCTTGGTGCGAAGGGTGAAGCAGTGACAGAAGTCCTTCCCGCGTTCACGGTGAACACCGCCGGCACGGTGACGGGCGTCCAGGTCTTCTCGACGGTGACGTCCGTGACGATACCGGCGCACGACGGCACCGGCGCCACGACATCCATCGGGG